TCGGCTATGGCTTCCCGCAGATCATCCTCTTTAATCACAGGAAGCCACCTCCTTTACCTCTGCTCCAGCTTGGTGATCAGCTTGTGGAATTCTCTTCTGGTCGGCTCATCAGGCGCTCTGTCCATCAGATCGCGCAGCTCTTCCACCATGCCGTCATCATAAGACATTCCTCCACGCCTGGAAGTGTAACGGCCCATGTTGTCGCGTCTGCGAGCATAGGAATCTCCGCCGCGCTCGCCATAGCTTCTTCCGCCGTAATTCCTTCCGTACATGGGCATATAGTAGCCGGATTCGCCCTCGTCCTCTGCCTCCATCATGGCGATGGTGGTCTTAACAGACTTAATGGCATGAGTAAGACGGTCAAGGTACTCCAAGTCACCGGAAGACATTTTCCCGCCTGCTCTCTTGATTTTCTCATTCGCCTCTCCCAGCTCACGGGAAAGGATTTCACACGTTTCATGCAGATCCTTTAAATAATCCATACTTTCTCCTTTCCCATCATGCGATGCGGTTAATAACTATGTTTGCATTCTGCAAATTGATCGCCGGCGCCGGGGTCACTGTCGGATCATCAGATGCCGGTACGTGCCTGAGAGACAGCGTGAAGCAGCATCCTCTCGGAACGGTGATGATAGCGGTGCTTGTGACATTTCCATAATTGGCGTCACCTGCCGCCGCAGGAACATAGATCGCTCTGCTTGTCATCCTGGGCTCGCCATTCACGGCAAGGGCCACCGCGATCGGACCGACAGTGCCGCCCTCCGGAATCGCGATGTTGCCATTGAAAGTGACCTGATATCGTGCAAAGCAGTTATTAGTATTCCCACGCAGAATAAAGATCCCTGTCTCGTCCTCATGGTAAATATTCCCACGATTGCAAGGGATGGATGCAGTAAAGATCGCAGGCTGATTTAACGCGATGGCCTGCACATCATTTGCAAGATACTCTGCCATGCCGCACCTCCTCAGAAGTTACCGCATCCTGCATTGGTATTCCCATTGCAGGTGAAGATAGGCTGGTTACCATAAACAGGCTGAGAAGGGATCGGGCAGGAACGAAGTTCATTCACAAGCTGATTTGCCGTAGCCGCCTGTGCCGCACGGATCTGAGCTGTCTGATCAACCTGAGAAGCCTGACCGCGAGCGTACATAAGCTCGGAACGAAGGTTGGCATTCTCTCTGCGCTCGGCATCGAGACGATCCTGGCAAAGGTCGTCCTTAATAGACTGGATGCCTGCAGTGATCGCATTCACGATGGCATTTGTATTGCCCATGTTCTGCATGGTCACGTTCTGAAGAGCGTCACCAACTGCCGCGCGGTCAGCGCATGCTTCCGTCGCTACGGTGTAACGCAGATCAGCAACTCCGGCATTCACGCCGTTGAAGCCCTGCATGTTTGCGGTCTGTTCCGCAAAGGACCTGTTGAGGTTTGCAATCTCATTCGCGTTCATCTGCTGAGAAATAGCATTCTGAGCGCCGGTGATCGCCGCCGTGGTTCCTGCGAAACCATTGCACAGGGACTGCTGCACGCCTGCGAAGCCGTTCGCCATGCCCATCTGAATATCGCCGCAGCATCCGCAAAGCTGAGTTGCCAGAGCGCTCACGCCATCTCTGACGGATGTGACAGAATCATGAAGCTGTGCATCACGGAATCCATCATTCACGTTGTTGTTAATTCCGTTCTGACCATTCAGAAGCCAAGGGAAATCAATGCCAAGGCCGCCGCCGAAACCGCCAAAACCTCCCATGCCCCATCCGTTACCACCGATGAGCAGGAGAAGCAGAATCCAGGCCCAGTCTCCACCGAAGCCCATTCCGCCGCCATAACCGCCGCCATAAGCCGGTTGTACCGGCATGACCATAGAATCGTCCGTTAAAGCCATAAAAAATACCTCCGATAAAATTTTTGTCGGTTAATGACTTTTACAACCGTATGGGATTCCATACGGTTAAAAGCCAGTTGCTATATCTACATACCGTGCGCACTGGTCTGTATTCGTTTTAACTTGCTTGTAAGTTGCAACAAGTTGCAATTGGTAAACCAATTTATCTTCTGCTAAACATCCTCAATAGCTGTTGCACTCTTCCATTACCGATCTGCCCGGTCTGCACAAGACCGTTGATGATAGCCTGCGGATTCCTGGTATCAACTCCCTGTGGCAGGTTATACCCCATCTTCTTAAGGTATTCTGCGGGATTGCTCTTGATCTCCTGCAATGCCTGTTGCTGTGTCTGCTGCTGCGGCCTCTGCCCCAATGCTTCAAACATCTGGCTCATTCTCATCCCTCTTTTCTGCGGACTTATACAATTCCGCCAATCGGCGTTCAAACTCTTCTCTTGTTATAAAATCTGCCTGTGGCTTCGGCGGCTCAGGCTCCTTTTTGACATATTCAGCGAGGCTGCTCTGACCGTTGGCGTAGGCGCTCTTTACAAATATCGTGGAATCATCCCGCGTGATCATCATTTGTGCCTGCCCTGCGCCCACCGGGAAATTTACGGCCTCATTCCGGTCTGCAATCTGTACGATCTCCGCGTGGATCGTGGGCGGTGTCATCATCTGCGTCTGCTGATTTGTCCCCGTCATTTGGGCCTGTGCCATCTGCTGACCGCTTTGATATCCTCCATAAGGCTGATACTGTGGCTGATAAAACTGCTGATAAGACATGGGAAAGCCATTGTTATACGCCATTCTGCGCCTCCTTCCGGTAATAGACGATCGGGACCATTTCGCCGGAATCAAACGAATCATAGTAATCGCCATCAACCACCGTCAGCGTATGGTCTCCTGTTCCAAGTACAAACATTCCCAGAGCATGATCACGGCAAAAATCCTTGACCGTATAACAGCTTGGACAAGTGTCAGGGATTGCGTGCCTCGTATATCCATTCCTCAAAAGCAAATTGCCCCAGACATAATTCTTAGTAAATATGTCGGCATCACGGATCTGTTGGATCACGGCATATATACTTGCCGTTTCCCAATCAACACTAAGGGCCTTGGTGAGCATCCTGACCACGCAGTCATCTGTCCTTTTTTCTTGCGGATTTGGATTATAAAAAACGTACATAATTCACCTCACACCTAGATTTTAAAGGCACATTCCTGGGAGCAGAATGAAAGTGAAGTGCAACTTTGGTGCAAAAAAAGACCACCACGGATATGCTCCGTGATGGCCCCATCAGAAAGGAAAACTAATATGAGGAAAATTATAGCTTTGTAAATATCCTGTCTTCGCCCCGGTAGACAATGTTCTTTACTTGTCTAACCGATAAATCAAATTCTTCTGCAAGTTTATCATAAGTAATTCCGTCCAGTAGTCTGCGCTTAAGAATCTTTCTGTCTCTTTCGGCATTTCTGCCGATGATCCACTCATCAATAAGCGCATCTATTTCTGATCGTGAGTATTCTTTCATTTTTTCCTCTTGCCGATCTTTACCCTGCCTGTTCCATGACACATATTGCACTGCCTATATCCGGAGCTGCCTCCGGTCTTCCGCCGTCTCTTCTTAATTGTCACCCTCTGCTTCGCCATATACATCACCACCAACTGCATAATTATTGCCAGTTTCCGCGGATTGCTCCGCAGTAATAACAACATCTTCAAATGAGTTTTCATAATAGATCCACGCAGCATTCGTTCCGGCAAGCAACAGGATCAGGATTATGCAGAGAATCCAAAGCCTCCTGATCGTTCGCTCCATCCGGGCCATCATACCCTCATGCGCCGCATATGATATCGTCGGTATCTTATTGTCCATTTTCACACCTCATGTTATACTAGATCGACAGGAAGAGCGTTGGCGTGATACTACTGCATTCTGCGGGGCACGCCAACTATTTTTTTATTGAAAAACATATGTTAACAGAGATGTTTTTCTCTCGACCAATTATACCACATCGGCGATGATCACGCCCCATGTGAGCTGGCCAACCTCGCCGTCAGACTGAAGCCCAGATTCCCGCTGGAACGCTACCACAGCATTGTAAGTCATCTTGCCAAAGGACCCGTCCATCGTCAGACCGCCAAGAGCCACCTGCAAGGCTTCGACATATCGTCCAGTACTTCCACGCTTGAGGAGCGGGAGCGTGCGCTTAATCGCCGCCCAGGTATTCGGCCCGACTTCGCCGTCGATGACCGTGAGGCCGTGAGACTTCTGGAACGATCTGACCTTTGCATCCGTCTTTGGGCCGAATGACCCGTCGGGCTCAAGGCCGCCGAGGACTAACTGTAAAAATTTTACGGCTTTGCCCTTACTGCCACGTCTGAGGATTCCGTCATCTTCAACAGGTTCTGCCGTTCCTGTGATAAGTTCGTACTTCGGGCGACCGTAACCAATGATAGACGGAGAATGAACGGAATAAGAGCACTTGCGCACCTCATCTCCTTTGTTACCCTCGATGGTGTAGACCACACCGCCGCTGACTTTTTCGACCAGTCCAGTATGACCGCTCCCGCCAAAGAAAATCTGATGCCCTCTGGCGGCGTTCTGCGTCCATCTGCCCGCTTTTTTATACAAAGCCACAGAAGCATACGTGTAATCGTCAAAATCCCCGCAAAGCACCTTTTTCGCCATTTCTGCGCCATATCCGAATCTCTGGCACATCTTGTAAACGCAGAAATCCACGAAGGCATCGCACCACGGCGCATAAGCGTCCATGTTCCTCGGTTGCAGAGCGTGCATCGTATCCCCGAAGATGGTCTTATTGTTTGCTCCCTCATGGTATCCGACATAAGAAGATGCAATGGACAGAACAACGTCAATCGGATTCTGCGTAACCTGCGGAGTTGTCGATTTTGTTCCTTTCGCCATCGCCCGCCACTGCTCTGCCGTCAAATATGCTTTGTCGATGTCGATGTTTGCGGAATAACCTGTGATTCTGCCCTTACTGGAATATTGACGGATTGTGTCCGACTTCCATGCTCCAAAGCCATATGAATCCGTCCAAGGGTTATTCTGGTAGTCCGTCGCCGCGTTCGATCCGTACTGAGCGCACCAAAGTGGATACTGACCCGCTACGGGTGACCAGTTATGCTCACGGCAGACCGACTTGCTTATGTAGACGAACGATCGCACACCTGTCAGGCGGTAGACCTCGTTGAGCCACGCCAAACACCACGCTACATCCTGTCCCGTGCCGAATTTGGCATTCTGGTTGCCTTCCCAATCCAATGCAAGGATGCACTCACCTACACGGTTACCCAGAGAACGTACAAAATACTGCGCTTCTGCCTTTGCGTCCCGCCCCTCTGCGTAGTGGTAAGCTCCAAGAAGTTTTCCCGCAGATTTTGATTGTGAATACTGCCTATCCGCATACGGATTTAGGTAGTCGATGCCCTGTGTGAATTTTACGATCACAAAATCCGTAGTGTTCAACTTTGCGGGGACAATGCCAGACTGATAACTTGCTATGTCGATTCCGTTCATTGCCATACTCACACCATCCTGTTCACTTCTGCTTGTACAAGATCGTAGTCAGCACCGAGTTTTTTCTTGCGGTCTTCGCCAGTGCCATACTTGCCCGCAATGACATCCCGTGCCGTCTGTATGACCCAGTTGACCTTGTTCTGGACTTCCTTGTAGTTCTTACCGAAAAATCTCTGCCGTGCCGCTCCACTGCCCGCAAAGCCTTTGAGGACATATCCCGCCGCCGCACGAAGATATGCTTTTCTGCCCGCATCGCCGCCAGTCAGATAGTAATTGGTCACCGCTTGCACCTTATTGTACATAGAGCCGAGCCGCTTCTTTCGGTCTTCGCCCTTTCCCCATTTGCCCGCAATGACCTCGACTGCATAATCACTGCTCACCTTTGTCTCGCCGTTGTTGCCCGCAAGCTCAACCACTCGGATTCCTACCCATCCGTGATAATTGGAGTAGTCTCCGTCCGGCTCGTTGTTCTTGTCCACGATCAGTTCATGTTTGAAATCCCCAGACGAGATGAATCTTGACCCAGAATCATACATGATTACGGTGTTTCCACGCTTCTCACCGACGCAACAAACATGATGCCAATCATACCATGTATCAGGATTACTCGATGTAATCCGATGACCGAACATGTGAACAAGGTCTCCGATTCTCAAGTCAGCCTTGTCGCGGATGACTTTGTAGTGCCTCGCTTGCCACTTGAACATATCGGACAACTCCACCCGCTTCGGCATGATGCCCGCCTTATAGTAGAGCGAATCCATACCGAAATTACAGTTAGTTGTCTTCGACTTGTCCGATCTGGAGCAGAGGTCATCAATCGTCCCCCAATTGCATCTGCCGTCATTCGCAGACGGATAGAAGGGACTGCCACCGCCCCATCTCACTGTGAATTGACCGTTGTTGTAGTTAAAGCCATAAATCGCCATCAGTCCAAAAACGTACTGAGCAATTTCTTGGAACTGTGCCGCTGTCTTCACACTGGCGTTCTTTCCATTCCATTTTGCGAATACACCGCCCAGACGCTTGAGGTATGCGGAATATCCGCCATAGGACTTCAGTTTAGACTGCCAATTGGAACTGTTAAAATCTGCCCTGTGCGCTTTGATAATCTTCTCTGTTTCTGCCGTCCAACAGCTCATGCATCCACCTCCACTTCGGGGATGCCCGCAAGGGATGTAAGCAAGGATACGACTCCCGCGAGTGCCGCCCCAGATGCTACTCCGTACCAGTTGACCTCAGTGATTCCGATAGCATTCGTCCCGATCAGTGCCACCGCCGTCTGCGCTACGGTCTTCAATGCTCTTACTCCCGCCGCCTTGATCCATCTTACCCAGTAACGATTCTCATTGCTCATATTAAAGGCCTCCCTTCGTGATGATATATGTGATTGCCGCAGTAGCGACCATGGCGATGATTGAGTAGACCAATTTGTCCCAGTTATCAGCTGGTTTCTTTTCAATGTCCGCAAGCCGCTTTCCCTGTTCTTCCTGTTCTTTCTGCATTGCCTGCATAGTAACGACCATCGCCTTGATTGATGCCGCCATATCTGCGATCTGGTCGGTGATTGTTTCCAGTTTGTCGAGACGGTGATTCTGTCTGTTGTTCTCGTCATCAATCCGCTTTTGTCTCTCGTCGTACTCGTAGCGGGTGACGTAGTCTTTATCGTCCATCGGCGGTAGTCCTCATGTGAGAGAGCGGATTGCTCCGCCCTCTGGTTGATAGTTGCTAAGTTATGCCAAGCTATGCCAACTGAGTTAAATGGTGCTTTAACTCAGTTACTCTTCCACCACCTCTTCGGGTTCGGGAGTAGATGTCGCCTCTACCACATGCACATAGCACTCATGCTTAATGGGGTAGCAAGTGGAAGTAAACAGGAT